GATGCTGTCCGGAATTGCTGACTGAGCTTCTGGAAGTTCTGCCGGCGGCGTAATCGTCGGAGGATAGAACTCCACTACAGTCTGCGAGAGCGTGCCCCACTCGTGCAGCATGTCGGTAATGGCCTTGCGGATTTCACTCCGGTCGAGCGAGGTGCTGTCCGTGATGCTACGACGTTGCGTCTTGCGCAAGGGGCTGCACGCTGCGGCAAGCAGCATCAGGGCGAGCAGGAGGATAGTTTTACGGTTTCTCATCGTCTTTCGGGTCATTAAGGATTTGTCGGATACGTTCTCGGCGCTCCTGCATGGTCAGCGTCGTCGATGTCTGTGCGCTCTCCGCTTCCCACGGTAACGGGAACATCTCGGTCATCGCTCGCCGCTCCTTGCGGTCGAGTTGGATGGAGGTAAGCACCCACACAGCCCAGCGTTCGCGTTCCCATGCCTGACGCTGGAGGTTCTGCTCCCGCTCTGACCATCCGAGCCATGCGTAGATGAACTCCGCAGGCGTGAGGGTTTCGAAGTCCTCCGGACGCATGGACATCTGACCGACGGCGATGGAGAACCACAGCTCGTAAGTAATGCGGCGGTCGCCTACCTCCTCTTCGCCGCCGCACGACCGTTTTTTACCATACCTCCCAACTTTTCGGTCAGCGGCGAGATGCTCTCGACGAAGAGTTGCGAAACCTCCAGCACCAGATGCGGTTCGTCGTCGAAGATATCCCACACGTCGTCCTCCGTGTAGCGGCGCTCGCTGCCGGAGCGCCGTGCGCCCTCGTTGAGTCCGACCGCCGTGAGCGCGACGATGCTGTCGATACTCCCGACGGCGGCCGTCGTGGTGATGTTCTCGGCAAAGTCCGACTCCTGACGTTTGGTGAACTCCGCCACGGCCTTCATGCCGAAGTGGATCGGCGTGGCCTTTCCGTTGATCGTGATCTCTTTCATGACTGCTGAGAGGTTGCATCTTGGGGCGACAGGTTGCCGCTTCCGGTGAGTGAATAGTTGTAGGTGGCATTATCGCCGGCCGGAGCGCCTAACGAGAACGAAGTGATGTACGCCTTACCGTGGTAGGTCTTCGCAAGACCCGAAAGAGGCGATTTGATCACCACGTCGACGAGTTTTTTCGAGAGGACGATGCCCAGCACGTCTTCCGAGGTGTGGCTGTTCTCGATGGAGTCATCCACCACGACGAGGCCGTCCCCGTCCACCGACCACGAGATGTCGCCGGGCGACTGTTCCTTGCCGTTGGTATCCTTCGTGCGAAGTTCCTTGAGCTCCAAGTCCACCTTCAGGTTGTGTGTGGTGGCGTGAAGCGTCGTTTTGCTGTCGACCAGAACGATGATGTCCTCGCCCTGAATCACTTTTTTCTCTGCCATATTAAGCTATTCTGAATGTTATCGTATATCCGTGCAGATCGAAATCGGCGTAGTAGCTGTATTCGGAAGACTTCCAGATGCAGTGGCCTCCGGCGAAGCTCATCCCGTCGAGTGCAGGGATTGCCTTGCGCTTGAGCGCCTCGACCGAAGCCATGCGGTCGTGGATGAGCGCCACCTCGAAGAGTGTCTGCACCCCGGCGATACCGTGCTTCGTACGCAGGGGTGTCTCTTCAGGTGTCGTGAAAGCGGCATAGGGAACGGGCGTCTCGGCATCCACGGCCCCGGCCTGCACCTTGCCCCGAAGCTCCGGAGCGGCCGCTTCGAGTGCGGCGATGAATGCAGTCTTGAAATCCTCGATCATTCCTTGACGGGTTTAAAGTGTTTCTGAATGTAGCGTCCGACGGCAGCGGCCAGCTCGTCGCCGAAGATCGCCACCGTGCGCTCGTTGGTCTCGCCATAGGCCTTTTCGAGAAAGGGCGTGGAGCGGATACCCTTGACGCTGCGGACAAAAACCTTCTCGCCTTGTTTATTCTCGAAGACGAGCAGCTTGCCCTTACGCGAGAGGCGCGGATCCTTCGTGCCCTCGTGGATGAACTTGCCGTAGTATTGATTCACTGCGCCGATCTTCTTCGATCTGTCGAATACGGGCTTCACGGCCACTGCCACCTCGCTCTTCGGAGCGCTGCGCTCCCGGAAGCGGACGATACGCAGTTGGCGTTTGAGCTTGCCGCTCCTGACCGGAACCTTGCCCCGCGCCGAGGTGAGCATCGGCCGTACCGATTGGCGGAGCGCCGCCAGCAGGATGCTTTTCTGCATCCCGTTGGGCAGACCGTCGAGAATCTC